TAAACATGTGTTATTTTTTACTTTTAAGTCGGATTTTATACGGGATAATAATCATTCAGAATACCCATTTTTTCATATTCTCTAACAGTGTCTTCTAACTGTTTATAATCTTCAGGAGTATTAATTTCAGTAAACTCTTTGTTCGTATCACCATCTTCTATTAAAGATAAGATAACTACTTTTCCTTTTAATTCTTCAAAAGTATAATCTAAGTTTTCTTTTAATAATGTTTTAGCATGTTCACCCTCAGTTACAAGTCCTGCTAATTTTTCTTTATGCTTTTCAATCAACTCTTCAGCCCCTTTAACTACACTTTTTTTATATAATTTTGTTCCAAAAAAATTTTCTTTATATTTGGTTATATAATTAGTAAGAAGTTTAATTACTTCTTTATGCTCTTTAGGGGTAAGTTTTTCATATCCAGGATGGTTTGGGTCTTCACCTAAATCTATTGATTTCCCTGTGCTAAGGTTATGCCATGCTCCTCCTGCGGGGTATATAGAATTTGAATGAGGTTTCCCGACTATATATTTTTCATCCTCAGTTACAAGTCCTGCTAATTTTTGCATTCTGCGAAATTCTTCGTTGAGCTGTTGTTTCATGTTGTTCGTTTTGTTATAAATATACGAAAAAAAATTTTAGATATCCAAATCCTTATATCGAAAAACAAATCCTTTAGTATGAATTTTATTACCTTTTAAAACTTCACATATGTTACCTTTATTTAGATTTAAAACTTTACTTGCTTCTGATAGTGATTTAAATTCCATTCCAAATAAAGTACCACAAATAATAGGTTTAAGTCCTTTTCCTATTTTATTTTGTGTAATTTTTTTACTTATTTCTTCTTTTTTATTTTTCCATACTTCTTTCATCTTTATAGAAAGATTGTCTTTATGTTCTTGAGTTCTTTCATAAGATAAACCACTCCCTTTATTTTTTAAAAATTCACTATGTTTTGGATTTTTTTTACCTCCCCAATAACCTTTTCTACCTTTTAACCCCTCAGAATGAGCTTTTCTCCATTGTTCGTCTTTATAACCTTGGACTCCTCCTTTAGATGTAGAGTTAAGTCCTTTTTTATAACTATTATAATATTCTATCCAATAAGTTTCTTTATTTGATAATTCTTCTGCTGAGCATTCTTCAATAATTTCTTTTACATGGTTTTCCCAACCGTATTTTTTAAAAGAATTTTTTAATTTAGCACCACACCCCGAACTATATTTGTGACCTTTTTCCCAACGTTCTTCTATATTAGTAGATTGTCCAATATAAATTTTACCTTTAGGGTTTGTAATTTTATAAATACCTATCATCGATAATAAATATTAAAAAATTTACTAAGAATATGATTAAAGAAAATCCTTTGTGAAAAAGCGGCCCTGGATATTATCATTCATCCATTTGTTTGGATTTTCTAACACACCATATTTAAACAAATATTTACATTCATAGTATGTTAATAATTTTTTACTGTATACTAATTCTAATATTTCTCGTTTAAACTCACTGTGTTTCCCTTCTTTTAGCATTTCTAAAATAGGTTTAGCGGAACCATAATATGTTTTCCAATCACTTTCTTTTTGTATAGTTTGGTGAGTTGGTTTACGACCGGGTCCGGTGTGGGCAGCAAGTTCTTTGCGCGTTAATTTGCGTTTTATATTGTGATATAGCACTTTTTTTCCAATATACGATATTCCGCTCGGCAAATGAGTAGTCATGTATATAAACCCATATAAACCGGAAGGAAAATCATCTAATGTTTCTATAATTTTATCGTTATATAACCACATTTATCTATCTATATTTATTAAAATTGTTGTATCGGTTGTTGCTGATGTTGGGAGGGGTTGAGCGAGTTTACCTATTGCTAATAGATTTTGGTCTTCATCATATAGTCCCACTGTTGTAACATATGGAGCAAAATATGAACCGGTCGTATTATCCGTTGAAATCCCCCCTTTAGGTTGATAAAAATAACTTCCACTATATGATAATAATGAACCACTTATTTCTGCTGTTGGGTTTAATGTAGCATTAAATTCATTTTCTCTGATAGTGCATTTATATTGTGCCTCATATATAGTAATTGAAGAAGAAAATGAACAAGTAACAGCAGACGAAGTTACAAAATTAGATATATTTGTGGATGAACCACTTGTTATAACAGCTATTCCGTGATAGTAAAATATATTTCCATAAATGTTTGATCCTGAAACTAAATTACCTTCTCCATCGTCTGTTATAGTAAAACTACTTGATTTCCATAAAAATGAATTTGGTTGGATATAATTTCCAAATAAGCGAGAAGGTATAGATATTACTCCAATAATTGAATTAGATGCTGTTGGAAAATATCTTGGGAAGGTTAGATCAGTTTGTTTATAATTAAAATATCTGCCTGCAGAAGATGGTGGACCTACTAAAACATTACCAGCTTCATCAGCCCCCGGATAAATATACCCAATATTAACCGGATCTCCATAACTTGAAGTACCCCCCAGACTAGAGCTCAGATAATTTGAGTAGTATAGTTGCTCAATAGAATTATATATTAATCGCTGATATTGAGTTGATACTTGACCTGTGGTGGGGTCTGTTGCTGGGTTGAATAAAGAGCTTGTATTGATTCCTAAAAATCTATCTATAGAAACATTTGATGCTGTCAAAGCAGCGGCTCCTTGAAAAGTAAATGCTTTATTTACTTCAAAAGGAGTAATAACTATATCAGATGTTGAAAATTGTTTGTAAGCGCTCATTCATTTTAAAAATCGAGCTTAACTCGAATTAATGCTTCTGATGTAAAATCTTTAGGTAATGGTCTGGATAGTTTAGCTACTGCTAATAATTCATTAGTATCATTATATAATCCAACTGTTGTAATATATGTCTGTGGATTATTTATAAAACTAGTTTGAGTAAGTTCACCCGTAGAACCCGAGATAAATGATGGATTTGTAGAATAATTAAATTCTGAATTTCTTGCTCTGATAAAAATATAATCAGCAGTAATGGTTTCTTGGGAATTTAAACTACAAGTTTGTAATAATCTAAAAAATTGAGAGTTTACACTTGGTGAGGTAGATTGAGAAGGAGCATTTATTGTTGGGGTCCATGCTATCCCCCCATTAGCAGTACTGGCCACTAATGAATATGGATTTAATAATATAGTACCTATATCAGGTAAGAACCACCCATATGATCCAGATCCATTAGTATAACCATTAGAACTAATTCCAGTATTTATATTTCCTGCGGATCCTGATACTAATTGAAACACTCTATTAGAACCTACGAATTGGGCGGTGGTTAATTGGGCACTATTGTCTGTTATATTAACGGTGTTGCTACTGTTTTTAAGAGTTAAGGTTAAAGACCCGGGCAATAAAGATTCTTTGTATCTTGTTCTTTCAAATGAGAGCGCGATAAATCTAGAAGAAGTAAAAGCACCAAAACTAAATAATGAGCTCTCATCTCCTAATAATATATCTTGGTATTGACCAAAAATAGTAGATGAAGGAGAATTATAAATATTGGCAGAATAATCATATGCCAAGCTTCCACTCCCATTAGAATCTCCAAAAGCTATATCAAACTGAACAGCAGCTATATTCGCAGTAGATGATGTTTGATAAACACTTAAGTAATATTGCCCTGAAGGGCCACTTTCTTGGCCCGAGGAAGTTGTGAATAACATTAATGGGTTTGATAAAGTAGACCATATGGGGGCAGTTATAGCATCTGCGCTTATTATAAAATCTGAAGGATCTAGTCTTTTAAATGACATATATTATATTTTTTATATTTTTGTAATTACAAAAGGAATTGTTATTTGAGCTCCTGAATCTCTGCCTTCTATTGTTAAAGTAGCAGTTAATTGGGTATTTGAACCAAATAATGTATTAATAGTAGTAGCCCTAATATTAATTGTAGTACCAACAACTGTCTTAGATACAGAAGTACCTAATGTTGTAGTCTGATTAAGGGCTTGAGCTTGTGGAGTATTAATACCTACACCTTCAAATGTGCTAAATAATCTCACATCAGAAATAGTAGCTGTGTATCCACTAGTTTCAAATGTATTGCCCCCTAAATAATTTAATGTTTCCGGAGTAATAGCTATAGATGCTCCTTGTTTAAGATTATATTGAGCATTTATATTTCCTATTATAGGCATTTTTGCTGTTCCTCTGGGCAGAGTAATCAATTTATATTTCATTACTTGGGTTTCTTGGGGAAAAGCTTCAAGTAAAGGCATATTTTCAATTGCTTGCCCATAATAAGCAGAACCAGAAGGGTGAGTTGGATTATATAAAGTATAATCTATTTCATCATCTGCTAAAGCAAATTGTGTTATGTTAAAATTTCCTTGAGCAAGTAATTGGCGACCTTTTGTTGTTAAAATAGCGTCTACTGTTACTACTGAATTATCTAAATATCCCATTGTTTAATTTGTTTTTATTATAAATATGTATATTTTTAATTTTATTATGGAAGTAAGGAAGAAATAGCATCTCTTGCTTGTTTTTCTGTTTGTGTAGTTACAAATTCTGGTTTAAGTACTCCACCACTTGTTCCTCCGGAAGGTTTATCTACGTCAATTATTATATTAGATGGATCATCTACATATCTTCTTAGGAGAAAATAGTCTGTATTTACATTTGGGGTTATATCTTTATCTAAAACTAAAGTTAAAGCATTATATCCCATACGCATTGACTGAGAAACTTGAGTTATAACATATGATTGGTTTTCGGTTCCCTCAAACCTAATTTCATCTTGTTCTTGGGGCTCAAAATCAAGCACTATAGATTCAAATCCGCTTCTATTAATATTTTGTTGTCTTGAACCCCATACATCATTTAACCCTACCGTACCTCCCCCCGCGACAGTAAACGTTCCCAGTCCTCTTTTAGCAAACAATAAATTTTTATTATTGCCGGAACCTGTATCCCAAAATAAGGTTACATTTCCATAATTAGTAACAGGATATTGATTTATTTGAAAACTACTATTTGGAAGAATCTCTAGCCCTCCTTCTAAAGTACTAAAATAATATTCACTATTTTGGGGAATAGATATTTGTACTCTGTATAACGAAGAAGTAGTTGCGCTGCGTTCAGCATATGTTAAACGACGATTGTTATTATATATTCGTGTAGTTTGTAGTTGAGCAGATGTGTTTGCTAGAGTAACCCAAGTAGTCCCACTATTTGTAGATTTTTGAAGATTTATATAGAATGCGGCATTTGGGTTCCAACTAACTGGAGGGACAGGTAATGGATTTGAAGGCAATGTTCTTCCTTCATATGCTATATCTATATCAAAATACAAAATATATCCACTAGATGAGAGTTCTCCCAAAGACCCAGTAGGTTTATATATTGATGCTGTGAGAGGAGTTGTTGAGGAAGTAGCAAAACTAGCTGATATTCCCAAGTATTGGGCTCCATTCCATCCTATGGAAGCTGTATTTTCTGCCAAAAGAAAATTTAAGACGGGTGTTGAAGCATTAATACTAAAAGTATTCACATCTACTGTTGGTGGATGAGCAAAAGCTATTAATTTATAATCATTTATAGGACCCCCAGTTGCTGTAAATGGGGTCCCCCCCTGTACAAATTCTATAGATCCAGTATAAGTAAAACCTACTACATTAGTCCCACTAGAATCATATATTGCCTTTTGTGTATATATAATAGGTTTAATTTTCTTACCAGCCTTAAATACAGTAAAGGTACCATTTAGGTTACTCATATCTACCCCAAATTCAGTAGGATTGGATAGTTGCGCAATAGCATTTTGGCCTTCAACAAAAGATTGTTCTATAGTTCTTAAAGTAATTTGATCAGGGTCATTTATAGGTATAGTTTTATTTCCATTTTCGTCTATTATAAATCTAATACTAGCTTGGGTTTTATCTTGAAAATTGTTTCCCCATTCCGGTGATGTCCCTCCTAACCAGTTGAATTGCGTAAAATAGGTTTTTGGGTTACTTACGTTTGGTGTTTGACCATATGATGTATCTCCTATATTCCATTGGTTAAATTCTTGTGATTGTAATTCTTTTCCTATATATCTAGAATTAATTTGCCTAGCTAAAGTATAATTTGAGTCTTGTATAGAAGCTGGAGTGGCACTTTCTGATATTATGGCTGGTAAGTTTACTGGGACATTAGGGTTATTTACATAATCTACCTTGGAAAAAATATTACTAATTCTATTTATTCCGGCATTATTCATTAACACATCATAATCTGTATTAGTAAAAGGTACTGGAGTATAAGGTATTAAGGAGATTAGCTTATCTGGATAAGTAGATGATACGGGAAAATTAGAGTTATTTGGATTATAGCGGATTTTGAATAAAAAATGGGGGTAACCTGGGGGTGGGATATTTGTTAAGTCTGTCCTAGTTTCTATAATAAATGAGTAGTTTACTCCCCCAATATCATTAAATATTATTTCTTGTAGGCCTCTTAAAGTATTAGTGATATCAATATTCCCAATAGCTTTGGTACTTATTTGTATATACTGTAAACCAATAGTAGAAAGATAAGGAGGTCGTCCTGTAGTGCTATAATTATACCATGTTCTTATGTTACCTACATTGGGTCCTGTACTTGTAAAATCAAGAAAATTAGTTGTACTAGAATTTAAACAAGTTATGCCAAAATATAGAGCAACCTTACTCACATTTAAAAATGGATTATCTCCATTTAAATCCCCATTAGTTACAACTAAATTTGAGCCACTCAATTCACCATTAAAAAATTCTATTTGAGATGATTGTGTAAAAGGTAAAAGCCCTAAAGGAGACATTGTTGTTCCCCGCCAACTTTGGGTAATATTTACAACATTGTTTCCTGTATAAAAAGAAGATGTTAACCCATTTAAATTAGGAAATACCCCCGCATTACTTCCTGTAACCTCATACATTCTAACACCAGCCCCCGAAACTAAAAGATTTTGAAAAACAAATGGAGTATTCCAAGCTATATTATTTCCACTTCCACTCCCATAATATGCTATTGGGGTGTTTGGAGTGGCTTGAGGGACAGGATATTTATTTCTTTCTAATATATGCTGTTTAATAATAACTCCAGATGCTAATCCTGCTCTAGCAGGGGTAAAATCCTTAATCATTTTAAACAGTGAATTATCGAAATATTTAATAAGTCTTATATAGTCATTTATGTCGTAATTGTGTGTATATTTTTTAAAATACTCATCTCGCAGAGCATCTAATGCTGGATAAGAAGTAGCAGATGATGATACTAATCTAGGGTCTCCAATATAATCTCCTATGTTAATATATCCAATTTGTGAGTTAATATCATCATTTATTTCATTTTGTGGAGAAAACCCTACTTCAATATAATTTATATTTTTAGTATAACTCTGGCTAATAGAATAATCTTGTTGAATGGATCTGAATGGTGATAAAATAGTATTAGTAGGAATATTAGATAAATTACTGCTATAAGGCAATATAACACTTTGTTGTTTAATCTTATCAGATACAGGGTTTTTTATTCCAACGGGGGGTTGATCAAAAAATACAGATTGTGTATTTGGTATGAATACGGGAGTAGTATTAAAATAGAAATTATTATTATTACTTGTAAACGATGAAGTAGTGGCCCACGATCCTGTTACTTTGGGATGTATAGAGGTTGAGCCTGTGTATAATTCTCCACCTAAAGATGCTCTAAAAATAAGTTGGTTAGGGCCTTGGTTTGTTCCATTTCCCTCAATAGAATTAGGGTTCATTACATAATCATCAAATACACTTTCACTTATTCGAGTTGTGTAGTAGCGAATTTCTTGGAATGAACCAGAAAATGATTTATGGTTTGCGAATTTAAGGCTTTGAGTTCCAAAATATGACACTCCGTTTGTCGTAACATTAGCATCCATGTTAATACCAACACTACTTGAGGCTTGGAATCCTATTTGATTATCTATAGAATTTTTAACATATATTATATAACCCGAAACTGATGTATTCCTTATCATTATCGACCACCAATTATTATCAAAAAATGGTAAATATATGCTGGCTGAGTTTGCAGGACTGGAGCCAGCATCCGGTATAAAGTCTAATTTGGCATATTGGTAATATGGATCTATAGGATCAGCACTACTTGATATTAAAGAAGAAGTAACATAACCAGACCCCGTATAGGTTAAAATAAGCTCAGCACTATTATTAGTAGATGGATCTTTAATTACCCATAAACTCTGTGACCTAGGTATATTTGAAAGAGGCAAGCCATTAGTCTTAAATCTAAAAATAGTAGTGTTAGGTGGTGCTGTGCCCAAATTCCAGTCTGCATTTATAAGATTTCCACCCCAAGATGATGAAATAAAATTATTTCCGTTTTGAGTATAGGCATAATTGTATTGATTATATCCATAATCCCAATCATTTGAATTATCCTTATCTTTACCACCATATTCGTTAATTCGCAATATAGTATTTGGAATACCACATGATGTTATTAGATCACCGGTTCCTGCGACTGTGCCTTTTTTCTTGAGTAATAACGGTATATTATGGTATAAACGTTTGTAAATTGATTTATTTATATCATCTGTTGGCTGCAAAGACCCAGTAGCAGAAGCGGTAACGTATGTTGTTATATAATCAAACCCTGTTGGAGCTGGTAAAGAAGGTGTTGTGTAAGGTAGATTAAATAAACTTCCTGAAGGAGTAATGCCAATTAAAGCCGCATATAAATCATCTGTTGAAAAATTATTCTGGTATATTTTAATACCTAAATCGCGCAATATATCAGCTACTAAGTCCTTAGATACTCCGTAATTTAGTCGATTATCAGCATTATATTTTTCGGTAACTCCTTGTAAATATGAAAATATATTATCAAAATGCTGCCCTATCATTTCAACAAATAATTCAAATTGTGAGTTATTGGGATCTTCTCTTAAATAAGAAGGAATAGCATTTATTAAAGCATTATTATTTTGACTATCATATAATTCTGCTACGGCTGATTGAGATACAAACCAAGTATATCCTGTGCTTGGATTAGTTGTAGAAGCATTTGTATATGGAGGTGTTGAATTGGTTTTAGGCCAAGCTGTTGAACCAGATTCATAATACAAATAATATTCATATCCGTCAAAATTAGTTATGATTTCGTTTATTTTTGCTTGGTATATTACATTGCTGGAAGAAACATAGTAATTTGTAGTAGTATTAGTAGATAAACTGGCGCTATAAGTATATTGCTCTATTAGGGCTAATTTATAATAAAAGTTTTCTAAACGAGTTTGAGCTGAAGAAAAATGTATAAAATTATTATAACTAGAATAGTCTATATTTAATTCAATATTATTTTCTGCTAGCAAACTATTTAATTGATATCTTAGACTTCCTGACCCTGTAGCTGAAGTAGTAACTGTTAAAGAAGAAAGGTTAGTATATTGTGTAGAATTATTAATTTGATCAGATATAGATAAATTATAATTTGGACCCTTTAGTGGAATGTTATCATCCTCAATATTAAATACTGGGGTAATATTAATGTTATAGGCTACAGATTCGGCTATTTGCTCAACTACCCAACATTCACTTTTTATATTGAATTCTGAAGGAAGGGGTTCATATAATTTTATTAAAACTGTGGGGTCATTAGGATTAGAATTATCTAATAGTATATTATTTGCTATTATTAATTGATTATTCCCAAAATCTAAGTAGAAATCTAAATACCCCCCTTGTGAGTTTTGAATTTCTTGGGAAAAAAGAGATACACTAGCAAC